AGGTGTGGATTAACCAAGTAATGCAAGCACTGGGAATGCAGGGTGCATTTAAGCAAGCGGAAACGGATGCCGAGGTTATTGAACAGTTGAATGCCTTTGCCCGTTTTTCTGGGGAAACAGAGGCTCTTACCGAAGGGGTTAGCAGGGACACCAAGGATGGCATAGGGGGTCCGATATCAGCACCCATAAGGGGTTCTAAGCTACAGATAAAGGATTTAACTCAGGCTCCTAGGGTGGACTTTGATCTAAAGCCCAGAAAGAATTCTAACGTAGATAGCAGTGATTCCTTTGATATGCTGGCACTACTGGACGATATTGTTACTAACAATTTAACTGTAACTTTTTGGGGTGCTGATCAGATGGGGATTGGCGATTATACTAGCCCAGTAAGCGGAAAGAAATACTTCTTGGATGCTGGTTTGGGTTTTGCTAAAAACAAAAAAGGCAAAGCCAAGGATTATGTGTGGTCAAGCACTCAGGCTGGGGCGGTTCAAGCCGCAAGTAAGTCCGATGTTGTTATGATTTTTTCTGGAGACCCAGAAACAATGCACTATTTCAACAAGGTTCCAGCTACAATATTCTACGATAATATTATATCAAAATACGGAAGTGTAGAAAAGTTTGCAAAAACTATCCTAGCTAAAAAAGATGCTCAGAGCTTAGATAGAGCAATGGCAAACAAATTTCTCAATCAGTATTCTGACCCCGATACAGTTATAAATAATTCGGATGGAACCGTCAAAAGAATCTTCATGGAAAGCATGAAGAAACGATTGAATTCAACGAATTCAAATTCCGTTAGAAAAATTTTAGAGGAACTCATGCCCAGCAACGCTGATCTTGTTGATGCACATTTAACGCACAATGAATTTGGTTTGCGTGATATATACGCGGCATTTAAACCCAACGGAAATTATACTGCTGAAAAAACAGCGGGAATACACAACACTTATGAGTATGGTATAGCTGGTGAATTTTTGGGAACTCCAGACATCAAAGTTAATTTAGAAGACGTAATGAACACGGACTTTCTAAATGAGCTAAAACGTCAATCATATGAGGAATATCTTTATGGAAAAAAAGGAACCGCAAAGAAGATAGGAGACGCGACCAAGAAAGGTGTAGTTACAATACCAGACATGGAAACAGCGGAATCCGTAGCTAAGGGATATGGTTTAAATACTTCTAAGCTGACTGGGGGAGCCACTGGTGCAATGACCTTTAAGGGAAAACAATTTAGAACACCCACCCCAGAGCAAGTAGCGGATGCCATAGAAAGAAATAAAAAGCCAGCTACCGCAGAACAAATGGCGAGGGGTGCTAAGAGAATCCGAAAGAACCAGAAGGTTCGTGGAACTCAAGCATTTAGAAAGTGGTTTGGGGATGGGGTGCTAAAGCATGAGGATGGCGAGGCAATGGTTCTTTATCATGGAAGCAAGCAGGACGACATAACTTCATTTAAATCAGCTAGGTCAGAGGGTCTTATTTTCTTTAGCACTAACCCAGAGTTTGCAGAAAACTGGGTCAGGGGAACTGGTGGAATACGAGACAGGAAAAGCCCAGCTGGAATCAAGCAAAGGGAAGAAAGAAGAGCCAGAGAACGCGAGGAGGATAAGGCGTGGGAGCGTTCCGTAGACTGGAATCGTGTCCAAAGAGAAGAAGACACTACAGCTGGAGGTGTAAGTCCATACTACGAAGAAATGTATGAGAAGCATCCCAGAAAATCTAGGATGAGCGATTCTGTTATTGATACAGCCATATACCCAGTGTATTTAAATTCTAAAAAAATATTTGATCCCAGAGTTGATTTCCAAATGGCGGAGGACTTTGTTTTAGAACAAGCCCAAAAAACTGGAATACAAAGCGAGGTGGACGCAACCAACGAATTAATACGTCAAGGTAGATACAGGGTTGGCAACTGGACTGTTTATGAAAACAAGCCCATGGTGGACTTCTTGAAGACCAAGGGCTATGACACAATGCTCTTGTCCGAGGAGGCATCTGCAAAGGGTTCAGACGCAGAACACGAAACGCTAGCTGTGTTTGCCCCCAACATGATAAAGTCCGCTACAGCTAACACTGGGGCGTATAGCTCAAGCGAATCAGATATACGATATCAGAAAAACACGGGTCGATTCGACCGCAGTGCAGAGCAGATAGCTACAGAGGAGGAAATGATCCGAGGATTGTCCGACGAGGGCATGGCTATACTCCAGCAATACGGAATGGTAGACAACTACAGGCAAGTTAGAACCATTCTAAATACAATTAAGGAAGAGTATCAAACGCTGGGACTGGACTCCAACTTCATTGACAACTACTTCCCTAGGCTCGTGCAGGACTTAGAGGGTCTAAAGAAGTCCTTTGGTATGCCCACTGGCATTGTTGATCAGGAGATACGCAGGTATGAAAACATGACTGGTCAAACGCTTTCGGGAACAGAACGCCAGATGATGTATGAAAAGCTAGCTAGGTCAAAGCTATATCGCGGAGGAGTAAACGATCCTAGCAATATTAAAGAACGACGCATCTCCCTTATTGGACTCGACCAGTTGGGTTACTACGCTTCACCAGAGCTAGCTCTTGATAGCTACCTTGAAAAAATGGTTAACGCCATAGAGACCAAGAAGTTAATTGGGGATGCGGCATCTGGAAAAACTCAGGGAGCAGAGGCGGTTTCTGGCAGGCTGGGCGAAGTAATGGATGGTCTAGCTAAACAGGGACGACTACGCCAAGACCAGATAGAGGTTATTCAGGGAGCAGTTGCCGCTAGATTCGGTCAACACGGTCGTCAGTATGGATTTGTAAAGGGTGTAAAGAACGCTGGCTACCTAGCTACCATGGGAAATCCAGGGTCTGCTCTTACTCAGCTAGGTGATTTCTACTTCACAATGGTTCAGAATGGATTAATTCCAACGATTGAGTCCGTAATGGGCAGAAAAGAATTTACCATTGAGGACTTGGGTCTAGCTAAGGACATGGTATCCATCGAAAACGAGCAGGGTGCAGGTATGTTTGCGAACAGCGTGCGGACAGTCTTCAGGTTAACTGGACTGACAGCCATGGATAGGCTAGCTAAGAATACAAATATCAATGCCGCATACAAGGTTCTTACGCGGGGAGCTAAGGCTGGTCAGAATACCAACAAGTATAAGAAGACGCTAGCTAGACTCAAAAGAACTCAGGGGGACGACGCTTACAAAACAATCGCAGACCTCAAGAATGGAGTAAAAAGCGACCTAGTCGTGGAGGCTTTATATAATGAGCTAGCTGACGTAGCTCCCATATCTCTGACAGAAATGCCAGAAAATTATGCCGCGAACCCAAATCTGCGTATCCTATACAGCTTAAAATCCTACACTATTAAACAGTTTAATTTCCTGCGGGAAAAAACTTACGTCGAGCTAACTGAGGGCATCGTCAATAAAGACCCCAAAAGAATAGCGGGTGCTTCCGTAAATATGGTGAGGATACTTGCCTTTTCGGCTCTAGCTAATGGTTCCGCAGATGTTCTCAAGGCAATCCTATTCAACCGAGAGATAGACGAGGAGGATTTCATGTGGAATACACTACTCAGAATGTTCGGTGTAACCAAGTATACCGCCGTTGTAGCTAGAAATCAGGGGGTAGGAGACGCTCTTATAAGTTTCGTAGCTCCCCCACAGTTTGGTATCGTCAATGACATAACCAAGGATATTGGGGATTTAAATACCATCTCCGAAATGCGTAGTGCTAAATACTTCCCACTAGTTGGAAAGATTTATTACTGGCAAGGGGGCAAGGGCGTAGAGGTCGAAGAAAAATTATCTAGGCTCAGGGATTAAGCTCAGATAAAGCAGTTGGAGTCCACGGGATCAATGTCCGCGTCCTTAATAAAGAGATGCGGAATCCTATTCAAGTCCGAAAACTTTATCATGGATATAACATCATCCGTGTGCTTTCGCTGGTATGCCTTATAGAGTGCGTCCCTCGCAGTGCTTACAAATGTTTTTGTGTCACAAAGCTCATTAGCTAGCTTTAGCAAATCCTTGGTTTTTACGAAATTAAATCCGTCCTGCATCTCAAATGCCACCCAGTCCTGCTTGCCGAACAACCACCCATCTCTTCCGCAGGTGTTTCTAAATTCGACCCACATATATTCGTCCTGTAGCTTACCACTTCTGGACATCTTTTTCCTAGCCTTAACATCCACTGTCCCAATAGAAGTGTGCCAGTCAATGTGATCGAACTGCTCTTCTCTAGTGGAGGACTTAGGGTTGCTATCTATTATAGATAGAACTCGCAAAAATCTTCCGTGTTCGGTCTTTTGACCCCTGTCCCAAGAGCCATCTTTTGTCCAATCTTTGCCCTTAGTCCAGTCCATAGTATTAAAAATAAAGCTCCCCACCCTCGTTAAAAGGTGGAGAGACTATTTGTTTTACTGGAATCAATAAGGGGGGAAAGCGACACGCACCCACCCGCCAGAAATTACTTAGCTGGCTTACCAATAAATTATTTATTCCTAGAACGATTTTTCTTCTTTGTTTGAATACGCAGGTTTTTACGAGAGGTATTACGAGGGTTGCGATCCTTGTGATCAACGTCCTTGCCACGGAGTTTTGACTTGCCAACGGCTTTAACCATCTTGCGTCTTGATTTTTTTCGTGCGTCATTACGTTTTCTTTGCTCTGGTTTGCTCTGGTAATTATCGTATTCTTTTCTGTAGTTTCTAGGCATAGATTAGAATTATAACACAAATTGTTTAAAATTCGTGGAGTTTGTCAAGTTTTTGGCTACTCCTTCTCAGAGTCATTAGTGAGGATGCGTTCCTGCAACCTAGCTATCTTGTTTTTCATCTTCTCAATATCGTGATTGAGACTTTCGTTTTGTTTTGTTAGGGCATCGCAAGCCTTGGTCATTGCGTTGAGTCCCCTTACTAGAACCTGTTCGGTGTCTGGTTTGAATAGCATTGCTGAGTCTTTTTGTGACATATTATTTTATTTATTGTTGGTTTGTGTGAATTATTGGAATCTTCCAATGTGGTTTAAGAATTTGAAATGACCCTTTAGGTCACGCTCTCCTTCGCGATTTTTAGCTACGTTGTAATCCATCCTTAGATACGACGATCCGTCGCTCCCCGTTTCTCTACAGGTATCGACATCTCCACCGTGAGGATACATAAGAAGCACGATGTCCGCATCATTCTCAATATCTCCAGAATCCTTTAGGTCGTATAGGACAAGTCCAGTCTCACGCATGGCTCCAGTCCTATTGATTTGAGCTAGAAGTATAACTGTTACGTCCAACTCCATAGCCATTTGCTTGATGCCGTGCGAGGCTTGAGATATACCTTCGTGCTTACTGAGCTTGGAGTCAAACGGAATAAGCTGAAGATAGTCAACAACGATAACCTTGATGTCGTGCTTGCGTTTCATCATGCGAGCCTTGGATCGGAGATCATCGATATTTCTGACATAGTGTTCCGTATATATAGGAGCCTTGCCGACCTTATCTATAGCCTCATCAACTGCCTTTATCTCATTGGGAGTTGCCACTTTATCAACATAGCGTCTAAGATTGACCGCGGAAGCAGTCTGGGTTATTCTCTTAGCTAGCTGGTTAGCTGGCATCTCAAAGCTAAAGATTAAGCTAGGGATGCTATCAACGATACTCGCACGGAGAACGAGATTCAGAGCTAGCTGGGATTTTCCGCAGGAAGTTGGAGCCGCGATTACGCAAACCTCGCCCCTGCCAATACCCCCCTCGTCTAGCTTCTCGTCCAAGTGACCGATGCCCGTGGGTATTTTGTTAGCTACATAAGTCCCATCTAGAATGCTATGAAGCCTCTCCTTGAGTTCCTTGGATGCAATCTCCAAGGTGTTAGACTCACCGCTATCAGCCATGATCTTGCGGAGTTCGGATTCCGTGCTGGAAGTTATGTCAGCTAAGTCCAGACCCTCCTTCAAGTTTTCTAGCTTGAGCTTATACATCCTATTCAATTGTCTAGCACGACTCTTGTCGCGAACAATTTTGGATGCAGTCAATCCAGTCATGGAAGTGCAGGGGCTTCTCATTATCTCAAAGATATGAGGAAGACCACCTACGTTCTCCAGTTCGTTTATCTTTCGGAGTTCTTCGGTTAGAGTAACTTCGTTGGGTTCTTGACCAGAATTAATAATGCGACCAATGCAGTCAAAAATTATAGAATTCTTGTAGTCATAAAAATCACCCTTGGTTATTGTCCTAGATATCTCGTCAAAGACATCCGCGTTGTCCTCAGTCAAGCAACTGGCTATCACAGAGGATTCTGCCTCTGGAGCATGGATATCTTCCATGACTAGCTAGCTAGGGATTCCCTATGAGCTTTTTTGATTTTAGATATAGTGCAAACGGAAAGTCCATAGTAGTCAGCTAATAGCTGTTCTGGGATCAATCCACTTGAATCAATAACTGTTTTGCGAATTTTATCCGTAACAGTTCCCTTGAATCTAGTCTGAGTTTTTATGTAGTCCTCCATACACATCTCTTGGATAAGACCATTGTCCTTACCCCATTGGATGTCTTTGCGAGCTTTAGCTACAAACTCCTCTGATATCTTTTTGTCTTCTGGCTCGCTGAATTCTCTGTCAAAAGCCTTGCGGTAGTTCTTTTTATATTTGTCGATGTAATCCATTTTTATTATTTGGGTTGAATTAAAGGTCGTTAAGTTCTTCTGGAAGCAGGTGACTGTCAATCATTCTTTTTGTTTTTTGCCAACAGGCTATGTTCCACATGACTGCACCGAAATGATCTTCGTCCGTGCGTCCCTCCATCAATGCCCAGAGGTGGCGATTCGCGGCATCGCAGTATCTAGATAGCGGAATTCCTTTCTTCCAGTTATCTCTGCCATACTTTGTTGCACCATCCTCAAAGCGTTTAGCTAGGGAAGTTAAAGCACATGTGGGAATCAGCGAGGGAAATCCTTTGCCCTGCATTGCATCTCTTACTGCACCAGTAGAGAAGTTAGTCATCGATCCGCTGGAGGGAAGTATCGATTCTTTATTTTTCATTTTTATTCTTTCTATTTTAATTTTAATTGTAGTTAAAAAAATGGGAGCTAGGAGGGGATATGAAAACCTCCTAACTCCCACTGGGGCTTAGTAGCTAGCTAGTGCTAGAAAGGTGCTTCGGTAGCGACAGCTTCCTTCGCCACCTTTTCCTTAACGGATAGGGAATAGAAAGGCACGCCCTTCTTGGATTCCTTTTTCCAAGCATTAATGTAAAAGTCTTTGCCCTCTACATTGATTGTCCCACCTAAGTCTGGGTGAGTTTCAGTTTGTTTGCGATCGTTTTTAAACATCGCACCCTTATTGGTATTATCGTATTCTTGCATACTTTATATATCTCCTATATTAGTTCGGATTTAGTTTTAGCTACCGCCTTCGTGGAAGTAGCTGGAGAGTCTTTGCCGTGCTTATTGGTGAAGTCCGCATCCTTGGTATCATCGATAGCCAGCAGGGAGTTCAAGGCATACTTTTTTGAATACGAGCTAGCTGATCCAGTAATCTGGGCTTCGTCCATACCTTTTTTAGTAAGAGCCTCACGAGCAAAAGCGGTAGCACTAGCGAATGGAGTATTTTCAAACGCCAGAATAACTGTCGTCTTAACATATACTCGACCAGAGAGTTCTACCATTTCGTCGTTGGACACCAATGCACAGTTGTGCTTTTTAAGCAGGGGCTTTACAGCCTCTAAAATATCTTCAGCACTACGATAATTGTAGTTGCCGAAGTTATTGCGTTGCCCCTTGGGGGCTTTGAGTTCGGTTTGTATTTCCGATAGTATGTTTTTATTTTCCATAGTTTGTAATAAGTTTACGGTATAAGACTGTGCGTTGTTTTGAGTTAGTGCAAGCTTTTATTTCACTTTTTTTTGCTCCTAGCTTCTTTAATGCAAACACTTGATCATGAACGACTAAGCGACTAAATCGTCCAGATAATTGTTTGAGACCCACTGGATGAAGAACATTTGTGCATTCTTTTTCCAAGTAATTAGCCATGTTTCTGAGTATAGTTGGTAGACTCTCGGAGGAGCTTGTCCCAAATCTTCGGAAGCTATTTTCTACACGCCCCAAGAATGTGTTGCCCTCCATGGATACCACGCCTCTGACCATGCCAGTTTTGTGATCGTGATCCACGCAGGGATTAAAGCATCCAGTTTTCATTATCGGACACTCTTTCGGCAGGTTCTTTTTTCGGTATTGAGCTAACTGGGAATATTTTAGATACGTCATGTTCTTCGGTGTTTAATACGTGAATCCTCATTCCACGCTTGGTTGTTAATGTATTTTGATTTCTCTTTTTACTTTTACCAAATGCGAATTTGAACGCAGTGTTTTCATCCTTAGCTATTTTCCAACAACAGTATGTTGTATTTGAATCGTCGTCCAGATGTTTGTATGTGAATAGATACGCCTTCATACAGCTAGGGGTTCATGAAGTCCATCCAGTAGAGTTCAGCAGTTAGCTTGAATCTTTCGATACCCTTCTGCATTTGCTTCCAAGTCCACTCCTTGTGAAAATGCTTCTGGGTTCCAACATCAATGCAAACGCTAACAATGGTAGGTAGATACTCTAAGTCCCACATCCTAGCTAGCATCCAACTTTCAATAGCTAGCTGGGTGCAGTCCTTCTTCTCATAGAATTTACCGCCCTTACCCTTGCAGTCCCTGCACTTGTAATCAGCCATGTAATATTTTCCGTCTGGTAACCTGCCAATGAAGTCCACGGAACCAGCTACTTTTATCTCATCGTCCCAAGCTATAAGCTCGCTAGCTACGGGTTCAATATCCTTATCCTTTATGTGCTTCAAGAAGGGTTCAGCCCAAGCATCCCACTCGGAATCCATCTTAGCTGGTGATCTTGTAGCTATAATAGAATTCGTATGATCCTCAAGTCTAGCATGAACAGTGGTTCCAAACTCCGAGGAAGTTATTTCTTTTCCGTCCACTGGAGACACACGCATTCCATACTTGAGTCTTTCGATGTCCCGTTGGCTAGCATTGGGAAACTCTCTGGCTAATCGGATGTATTGTTCTGGTGACCAAATTCCGTCAAGGAATGGTTCTTTAACGATACCCATAACTGTAGTGACAGATGGATATGCACCTATCTTTCTGGCTTGGGGTGGTGTGCTGGCTTCCGTAAGGAAGGGTTCGGTTTCATCGCAGTTATAAAAATGACTCATAATTAATAGGGTTTAATTTCTTGTATAATATTATTATCTAATGGTATTGGTGTTTCAATTTTGTTATCGGTCTTTTCAATTTTGTTATAGCTCTTTGCAGATTTGCAAATGGCTTTTGACCAGTAACTACTTTTGCTAACTTCAATATTTAGCTTATTGGAAAGGGTATACCAACGAGTTTTGTCATACGCCCTGCGGTTAAATGAGTCACTAATAAGTGCCTCGTGCTTCTCTAGATTCTTCAGTGATCTCCATATCTGCATATCCGAAAGGAAGGGGAATACTGAACGCCAACCCTCTCTTGAGTTGAACGTCCAGTGCTTCCCTCCGTGCAAGTTTCTCCCATCCTTCTTATTGATAAGGACATAGAAGATTACCTTATGCAGAATGATAGCTTCCTTCAATCCATACTTGGAAGCATGACTCTCGTTAAACATCAGCATTGGGATATAACTTTTGCGTTTTTGCGTCTTGAGCGTAGTAGTCTTCTTGCTGGTAGTGCATATCCATTATAAACCAGATGCCCTCCATTAGAGAGTTGCGATCATCGTAGGGATAGTCGCAGAACTTAGTAGCATTCTCGTAGTTATGGAACTCAATGCGAGCATCGCCCTCTGAAGGATGACCAATCATCTCCCACTGGATGCAGTGATCTCTGATGAAATCCAAAACTTGCTCTGTGCTATAGGGTTCCTCATCAATTAACTCAACCTCCCCAGCTATATCGGAGTTGATGACCTCGGAGTCCTCCACCCCATTGTGGTAACCCTCTGAGGCTCTGTCCATTGCTTCGTCTTCATTCTCGGCTTGCACTGTCACCCACTCTCCGTAGAGGGTTGATAGTAATACTCTATATGTTTTTAGCTTTCGCATTTTGTCTCCTTTTGTTATGTTTTATTAGATAGCTTCGTGCTGATCTATGAGCGTAGGTTTGCAGTTATGCAACAGGGTGTCAAGCACCTAATTTAAAAACTTCAATATATATAGGAGCGAGGGTTGTCCATAGTCGTTTTTACCCTGCGTATGCACAAAGATTTGGGGGATCATGGGGGCTAGGAGTCGTTTTGATTTAGAATTGATGGGGTAGCTAGGATAGAGGGTTGTCCATAGTAAATTCCCGCCCTGAAATTTTTTGTGTGCGGGCATAAAAAAAGCCCACACCCCGAAGAGTGTGAGCTTGGCTAGCTAGCTAGCTAGTATTGTTCGCGTCTCAAGCATTCCCGCTCAAACGCTTCCATGTCATCCCCATCTGGCAGATGGTCGAATGAATTGTGTGCATCCCTGCAACCTACGTCCGCTTGGGGATAGTGCTTCTCAGCTTCCTCCAGCTTTTCGTAGCTATTGATGTGACGCTTACGTGTCTGACCAGCTAGCACGGATGACCTTGGGTATACATCAAACTCGTATACGCTCCAGCCACCATACTGGCATCTCTCTATTGTTATCTCTTTATTAGCCATGATTTATCTTTCTATTTGTAGAAGATGTGCCGACCAATGATGGCGGTCACCTTCATGTGTTTATTCCAGTAGGGATCGACATGATCCGCATGGTAGTGATCTGCTCCGTTAGTGTAGTTGGTTTTCGGATACAGGGTTATAACAAAAGCCTCACCCCATCTAGGGTGAGACTTGGCTTTAGCTATCTGGCTAGCTACGTCTTTGTCGCTCCAGCAAGCAAACTGGGATGCCTGCAGGCAGACCTCACTCAGTGCTAGCTGGCGGTTAGCTGATCGATTGGCGATCACTTCGTATACCGCTTGCATCGCACCCTCAGAGTATTCGCCACCAGCTTCCAGTATGATGGTAGCTGTGACGATCTCCGATGGTGTTTGTGCTTCGCTGATGATTACTGCCGCGAGCAGTATGACTACGTATAGGATGACTTCTAGGTTTCTGATCATCGTATTAGTCCTTGAGGATTTCACGCATTAACCTTCTAGCTAGATCAGTAGCGTTGGTCGCGATGACACTTCTGGCGAAGTGCTGATCCATCCTTTTGCGACCACCACCTACCGCCCAGTCATTGGGTTCGATGTATGATGCGATCATGTTGAGACCCAAGTTGCGATAAAACTGGGTATCGATGTCATCATCCGTTAGATACGCATCAGTGAATATGATCGATGTCGTGCTTTTCTTGATCATCGGTAGGAACCGTTTGATGCATTGCATAACACCCTCGCCACATCCTTGGCAGTCTAGGTTGTTGATCCACTCATCTGTATCAGTTTTATCGATACGTTTGGATACCGCACTCCGTGTGCAATCGACTTGAGTCAATAGGATGTCCAGATCGATTAGGTTTTTCCTAGCTAGCTGTCTGAAAGCTAACACGAATTCCCTACCGCCATGAACATTCCATGTGTTTTCCATCGACCCACTGGTATCCACAATGAGCGTTACTCTACGCTTACCTCTCGTGCGACCGCGTTTTAGAAACGATCTCTCGCTTCCCTGTATGATATGATCCACTGAGATTTTACTACCCATGGTGGATAGCTTATTCTTGGTGGACTTAGCTTTGGTAACGATGGAATTCATCGCCCTAGCTATCCTTGATATCTGGTGATCGTTGATTGGCTTTGTCTTTTGATCCCACCAGCTACTCTGCCTATCTTGGTTTGGGTTAGTGTCATCGACTTCGACTTGGGAAGTCTCATCGACTTCCTCACCCTCTGGTGAATTGGGATCAAGCTCACCATTGATGGTATCATCGCCCATGGATGGCGGAACCTCTTTGCCGAATAACTCTATCCACTCAAGACAGATTGGCATTAGGTTCATCGAACAAGTGGTAGCTATTATCCTGCGATAAAAAGCCAGCACGATGAGACGAGTCTTACGTCTCTTACCAGCGTAGATCATATACTCTGATCCCGTCCAATCTGGCACATATGCACTAGCTGACTTTTTAATACCAGCTTCATTGATCTTGATTGCCCATAGTAGTGAGCTAGCTAGGTTATAGCTGGTATCCACATCTTGGTATTTAACCCAGCGGAACGCACCATCGCCATCCTTACGGATAGCACTGTTGTATTCGATGCGACAGTCTTCAAACAGATTATACAATCTGAATGGGATGCCATGATCCTTACACCAAGTGCCGACCACATTAGTGCGATCAGTCTGGATGCCATGCTCAGTCTCATGTCGGATGATCTGCTGGATAAACTCCTTCATCTTTTTCGGAGATGACTTTGTATCAGCATTACAGATACGATCCAATGATGTTCCGCATTTTATCTCATGTCGATTGAGACGATTGTTATAACACCAGTTTGCAGTGTTAACACTGGCATCGACATCAAACTTATATCGTCTGCCAGTAGCTATCTTCATTCGTGTTAGAACGCCACCCTTCTGGGTAGCGGTTACGTTACGCTTACAAAAGCGATACGCTTTAGTTATGGTATCTAGCATATTCATATCTATGTGTATTTGATTTGTTGATACGTTAGCTAAGAATCTTAGCTAGTTCCCTAACACCAGACTCACTGTCTTCGGTAACATCACCAGTGTCTGAGTTCCACATCTTCAAGGCATCCATGCCTTCGTCTCTGATCCACTTGAGAACACTTTCGTCAGTGGCATCCGTTGCCTTCATGCATCCCCGTCTAAGTGTGCGAATGCAAAGTGGCACGAGTAGCTGACCATTGGCTCGCATCTTGCGAGACTCGCCCATGGCTTTAGCGAATAGCTTCGCTAAGTTTTCTGGATTAGCTATGCCAAACTTCTTAGCTACTGATTCACCGATGTGTTCAATCATCTTTGTTTCGTATTGAACGTGTTTTATTAAGAAGCGAGACATCAGTGCTTCTGGTGGTTCGACCTCGCAGAGATTGGTCGCACATATGATGTGCAACTTGTCTGCCTTGCATTGCAGTAACTCTAGGTTACTGCCATCGCTGTGCTTGGTGTATAGCTGGTATACATCATCGCCATCTTCGTCTGGTTGCGGAGCCAGAAACTGTAGAAGATTTTCAGCGGTCTCTGGATGCATTCGGAATGCTTCGTCGAAAAAGAATAACGTATTGTTACCCTCACTCGCTGATCGCACTGCCTGTGCTAACTTTCCGTCTACTACTTTCCATCCACCAGACTTGCCGTCTGGCTGGAAGCCACCTTGCAGAGATGCAAACTCATCCTCCGATCCATTGCATCCATGCTGGACGAATGTCTCGTATTGCTTGCCAAGGATTTCAGCACTGTAGCTTTTACCATAGGATGGTGGAGCAGAGATGCATACTGGCACTGAGCAAGTTTCGCCAGCAGTGTAGTATGGTTGCAGAATCTCCAGCATTGGATTGTTACCGCTGGCTACTGCCGTAGCTATTGGCAATCTTGACGATGTGGTTGTCTTCATGATGTCAGCGATCTCTTTCAGTGTGCTAGCTAGCGGAGCCAACTCTTTAACATCATCCTTCAGTTGATCGATGGTGGGTAGGATTTCGGCATCCACTACGGATCGCACGATCTGCTCTACTTTATCTGTATCAAGATTGTCACTACTACTACCGAACATATCCTGTAGTATCTTGATTCTATCCGCATCCGATACGCCAGTGCTAGCTACTGGTGTAGCTACTGGAGCTGATGCCGATGTCTTTGTGTATTCTGTATTGTAGATCATCTCTGGATCACCACCCAATTCGATCACCCACTTCTCTAGCTGTGGCTTGCCTGCACAAGCTATGTCTGTCGCGTTTGCACTCAGCGTTGATCTGTTAGGATTCTTGCGGAGCCATGTCTTTAGTTTGTCGTTATTATTCATATCTATTTTTGTATTTGTATTATTGATACTGATGGTCTCATCAGTGACGGAGATACCGCCAGACTCTCCGTAGAGAGTTTCGACCTGTTATGGATGATCTAGCTTTGCTTCCCATGGCATCTCACAGCATAAGTCTCTGGACTCAAACTCTTCGTCTGCTTTCTGCATGGCATCGCGTTCATCAGTGGCATCCACTATCAATGTAACGGTAGCAGTGACCTCATATGATTGAGTGACTGGTGGTGTATACTCCGCTACTAAGAAGTCACCATGCTTACGCCATCTACGAACAATCGCATTCGGTGAGCCATCATAGAAAGTAACTAACCTATGTAGCACTACGACATTTGCTTTAACTACCTTAGCTAAGTCTTCCTTATCCACATCTTTATTATTCCTAAGCCACATACGAAGTATCTCAGCTTCTGTGGCTTTGTATTTATAATTGAGATCTATTGTTGGTTCGCATTTATTTTTCATATCTATTTTTGTATTTGGTTTATTGATACTGATCTCGTCAGTGACGGAGATACCGTCAGACACCCATGAGGGTGTTTCGATCTAGAAGTGATGCACTGGTCTGCGGTCGCGAAGAGATTGAACTCTTCTTACCGCATCATCGTATTCAGTGCAGTTTTCATCTTGCTCGTGCCACTGCATTACTTTGACCAGCTGGCACTGCTCGACTTCTCTTGGTCGTGCTAAGTATCTAGCCATGAATCTTTCTGCATCCAGTAGATTCTTGAAGTAAGTAGTCTCACATGGAGCTTCGACGAAGATGCTTTCACGGGTGATGACTGCGTAGGTGTTGTTGTCGCTTTTGTTTTTCATATCTATTTTTGTATTTGGTTTATTGATACGAGGTGTTCTGACCTCATCAGCAGTGCAGATAGCACTGGACGCTTTCGCGTTTCGGTCTCGTCTCGTTGCCGATCCAACTGGCAACTTATAACCTAGCTCAGTGATCGATGTCACTGGCTCTGAGTCTGCTGGCACATACATCAAGGGATGATCAAAGTGGAGCGGTAACTGCATGGAGTCATTGTGCTTGGCTCACCCAGCTGGCTGGCAACTAATCCCCATCTCTCCATGTCGAGATATCGGATAATGTTACTCAGCGGTAACGCTGGCTGGCGAAGTAGCTAGCTTTAGCTAACTCTGTCTGGCTCATTACTGGGCGAGACTGGAAAAGAACGAGCCACCATTTTAAAGCAGATACCAGCATGGCACAAGCATATTCGCATCCTTTCTCACCATGACCCTGTTATCCTAGTGTTGTCCATAGTATTGATAGTCAACGACTTATGAAACGAGCTAGAAGGGTAGCTAGAAGATTAGCTAGAAACTTAGCCCAAAGTGATACCACTAATACGGGTGTTTGTAGTGGGATTCTTGATACATTTCCATAAGGAGAAACATTTTACTACCTCATATGTAACACAAGTAACTGATAACCAATGACTTAGCTAGATTAGCTAGGTTAGCTAGGCTCAGATGTGTCCATAGTAGCTGTATACCAACGACTTACGTCAGTTTGTAGTGGAAATCTGGATACATGGGGAGGAGGGGGTCTGCAAAAAGTTGCGACAGAATTTCTATATATATATAAACAACCCCATAAAAAAATTGACATTCCGATTGGGTTTAGCTTGACAACCCAAAGCCCAGAGGTCATAAGCACAGTTCATGAATGACATTGAAATCAAATTCTCGGGTGCTATAATCATTATCACCCTTATAATTATATATATAATGTATGTATAATGGTATAGGTGTTGCAAAATTGCAATGGGTTATTGCAGAATTGCAATGGGTTATTGCAAAAATGAAATAGGGTATGGAAGAGCCAGTTGCAGAATTGAAACAGGGTGACGAGAAGGACGAGTTGATGCAAAGCATCTCTAATGCTATTGTGACTATCCAGCGTGAGAAAGAAGCATCCAAGATCAAGAGCCTATCTAGGCACAATCCAGAGAAGGTAGCTAAGATACTTTATCTACACGCACTGGGCTGTTCGCAGACGAACATGATCCGCAGGCACAGCATACCTAGGACTACTGTCGTAGCTGTATTATCGGACTACTCGGATCACACAAACTCCTTCCGCGAGCTAGGAGGGCAATTAGCCGCTAGGAGCTATCTTAACCTAGAATCCCTAGAAGAAGATATGATTGATGCCCTCAGAGTAAAGCTGGAAGGTGGCTATGAACCAGAGTTCAGAGACCTAAAAGAGATATCAATAGCCAAGGCAAACTCCCAGAGACAAGCTATGACCGCTAGGGGCGAGGCTTCTCAGGTGGTTGATGTAAAGAATATATACACAGCGGAGGACTACCAAGATACCCTAAATGCCGCTAGAAAGCGTATAGAGCAAATAAAGGAGGGAGCTATAGAAGCCCAAGTAGTAGAAGAGGAGGATTCCCTTGGATCAGGAGATTCTTGATAAGCTAAAGGAGATACTTGGGGAATACTACCCCAACTATCTAATAGTTGTTCTGGACGAGGCGGGCGAAGTGCAATCCGAATACACGACGGTATCCGTAGCTAGGATGTTGCTCAGGGAGGCATCCTTGGATTTTAGGGACGACAATGTAGAAGTAATTTGGGACGAAGAATAATGGAACTAACATTCACCCCGCACCCCCTAATAGAAGCCCCCACAGACGAGGAGATAGTCCTTCTGGGGGAGAGTGACCCCAAAGCCCTGCAAGAGCTTCATAGGGTGCGTGAGGGGCTTATACGGGCATCTCAGGAGGACCCCTTGCGTCAGGGGTTTGACCTAGAGGGCTGGGGGAGGATAAGGAGGGGTCTAAATGAATACAACGAAGTCCTAGCCCTAGGAGGAAATAGATCGGGGAAAACCACGGGGTGTGCAAAGCTAGTAATGGAAGCCGTTACCAACAATCCCGACGGACACATCGTTTGCTTCAGCCAGAATGCAGACACCTCCGTTAAGGTTCAGCAAGCCGCAATTTGGGAAATGATGCCCAAGGAGTTCAAAAAGAAAACCAAGAGCATAGAGGGATATATAAACTTCTCTATGCAGAATGGATTCACGGGGAGTAGCTTTATCTTTCCAGACACCAGAACAAGAGTGGACTTCAAGACATACACCCAGTTCTCCAACAATCAGACTATCTTGGAGGGCTTTGAGTTCGGCTTCAAGAACAACCCAGAGCTAAACATAGGTAGCTGGCTAGATGAGTATCTGGGGGATGCGGCACTCGTAAACACACTACGCTTTCGCCTAGCTACTAGGAATTCAAAGATGCTACTGGGGTTTACACCCATTGACGGCTTTACACCCTTTGTAGCTGAATACCAAAAGAACGCAAGAACCATATCTACCAAATCCGCAGAACTCCTTCGGGGAGAGCAAGTCCCCGTCGTTCAATATGCCCCATCTAGGGATGCCGCTGTTGTCTACTTGCACTCCGACGAAAACCCCTTTGGGGGATACGAGCGTATCAAGAAGGACCTAATTGGTCGCCCAGACGAGGAAATCATGGTTCGTGCCTACGGAATCCCCGTCAAGAGTATTACTTCTTTGCTACCCCTATTTTCCACTGAGGTGCAAGTGCTGGGCGAGGAGGAAAACGCTGTGGGGATGACGTTCCCAGACGTATCGACCGATGAATACACTCACTACCAAGTAGTTGATCCCGCGGGCAATAGGAACTTCTGTGCCTTGTGGGCGGCAGTAAACGAACTTGGAGAGATATATATAACCAAGGAGTTCCCAGAGAGGTCGCAATACGGAGAGTGGGCATTGTTCGGGGAGAAGTGGAAGTATGGTCCAGCTTCCAAAAAGATAGGATACGACGTTCAGGGATACTGCGAACTCTTTGCGGATATTGAGGACGAGTTAGGGATAGAGGTATTTGAACGCATAGGGGACTCCAGATACTTCGCTAGGGAGAATGAGAACAACTTGGACTTATTTGCTTCCTTTGAGGAGTTCGACTTCCACTTTGTTCCCTCGGACGGAAGACAGGAGCAGATAGGTATACAGGCACTGGACGAATGGTTTAGCTATAACCCCAATAACGAACTGGATGCCGCAAACAAGCCCCGATGCTTTATACACGATTCTTGCGAGAATCTAATAGACAGTCTTATTAACTACAACGCACAAGGAAAGTCCGATGAAGCCCTCAAGGATTTCTTTGACTTAATACGCTATTTAAGAATGGCAAATGCTGGAGATGGTCCAATTCACTACACGGATTATGACTTCCAACAAGTAAAATCAACAGGAGGATACTAATGAAACAAAAAGAACTAGCAGAAAAATACGGGGTAACTGCACCCAAAATAGGTAAAATACGCAAAGAGGTGTGCAATGATGAAGATTACTGCACAAAAACCAGAGAACTAACGGATTCTGGTGTAGCAAAAATTGAAGAGTATTTTAATAAGCAAGATGATGCAATCATCGAACCCCAGTTTGTTAGGGTTCAGGCGTTGAACCCCACCCCGAACCCCTTGTTCTGGTTTTGCAAACTACTTGAAAAACCCGTAAGAAAAGTTAGGGTGTCTATTCCCCATACGCACAATGGAATAATGAGACGAAATCTAATTTTTAAGGCACAGGTTATTAACAAGAACGACGAAAACTTTTACCGCCATGAGATTATCTACAATAGAGAGTTCCAGCGAGAGCAAAGACTTAAAGAGATTCGCTAGTCGTCACTCATCAGCATTTATTGACTGGGAAATAATGTATCGTGTATATAATGATATATACGAAGAAATTCCCTTGCATGATTTTTTGGACATAATATCCAAGGACTACCAATGGTATACAACATTTTTAAATAATATCAAAATTCGCCTACAAAAATAAATTGCACCTGCTATAATTAACGATTTATGGAAGACAAAGAGCTAGAAGCCTACTACGTCACATCAAAGCCCGATATTAACGAATTAAAGCGTGATTATGAATCCGATGTAACGGATTTAAGTGCTTATGTTTCTCAGTGCCAAGATAGTTACAACAATAGAAACGCAGAGTGGTTGGGTAAAAACAACCAACTGGTTAAGAGCGGAGAAGACGCGTTTCCTTGGGACGGTGCGTGTGACACAGAGGTAAGATTAATAGAGCAGTGCATATCCACATACGTGGGGCTAATGATGAACGCACTGAGCAAGAGTAACATTCGTGCTTATCCCACGGAGTCCTCTGACATCAAGCAAGCTGGGGTTATTTCCTCGTTTTTAAAGTATATGCAAAAGTCCTATATAAGAGACTTTCGTTCTGAGTGCGAAACCGCGGCTAACAATTTGCTTGAGAAGGGTATTGCAATTACCTACGTGGACTGGGAGATGAAGTCCAGAACTCACGATGAAGAATTTAATTTAGAACTAATTCAAGAAGTAGCTCCAGAGCTATATGAGTTGCTGGCTGACGAAAACCGAGATGATGAAACAATCGCCATGATGACGGATATGTTCGATTATGTGGATGCCCGTAAAGCAAAGTCCGCGTTAAAAGAACTAAGGGATTTTGGAGTAGCAAAAATACCAGTAGCTAAGAAAGATGTCTCAAGACCCTTCGTGGAATCAAAGTTCTCTGATATTGATATTGTTATTCCTAGCTATGTTACGGATATTCAACGCTCACCCAGAGTGCATATGCGAGCATTCCTTACACCCCAAGAAATTGAAAATTGTGTGGAAACCAAGGGGTGGGACAAGTCAATAGCAGAGGAGTTAATTGAAAACCATAGGGGTTTTGATTACTCTGGAATGAATCAGACCACATATAGTTCAATGAAATCCTCTCAGAGCAGAGGGGGTTCAAATTATGGGATGTCTGGAATGAATGACTCCAAGGACTTAATTGAAGTTGTTTACACATACCGCAGACTCATTGACACCAAGAGCAACTCCGAGGGAATTTATTTAACAGTATGGAACCCAAGGCTAACGACGGGTCATTTAAGCAATGAGCTTATGTCTGGGTATGACGAATACCCCTTTGTTCTTACCCGTTTAAGTAATGGTGGCAAACGAGTATACGATGTAAATACATTTAGCGATCTTCTCAGGGGTCCGCAAAAACAAATGAAGACACTCAGGGATGGTTGGAGTGATCAAATGGCTTTGGCTGTTGCACCACCCCTGCTACACCCAGTGGGTCGCCCACCAGCACAAATGGGTGCGGGTGCTTGGATTGGTGTTCGTGCAAACGAAAAGTTTGAATACATGAATGTTCCCAATACATCTTCCGCGGCTAGCCAGCTAGAAAAGTATGTTCAACAGGAAGCCATGGATTTGGTAGGACTAAATGAGCAAAGTCAGCTAAGTCAGCAACGTCAGCAGTTCTTTATCGACAAGTTCCTTACGCACTGCTCAAGCATCTTAAAATTAGCTTACAAATCGTTCTTAGTTTTTGGACCCGACGAAAAGTTCTTTCGAGTAACTGGCTATCCAAACGAACTCGTTATTTACAAGTCCCCAGAGGACGAGGTTATAGATGTTTGCATATCCTTTGATGTCCAAAACCAAGACCCAGAGATGATGAAAGCCAAGATACAGTCCATACTTGAGCTGGCTAGAAACTCTCCGAACAATACCTTTAATCTACAAGCCGCGGAGCAATTGGCGGCTAATGCAATTGATCCAAGTATCGCTGATGTTATTATTCAGCCCGAAGGTCAAGGACAAGAGGAAATGGTTAAGGATGTAACTGATGACCTTACTAAGATATATGCTGGCATTCCAGTGGGTGCTAGACCCAATGGTGGTCAAATAGCTATGCAGGTTGTTCAAGAATATACCAGCCAAGAAGGTATCCAAGCTAGACTTCAAGGCGATCCAGCTTTCCTAGCTAACTTACAGAATTACTCCGCACAATACCAACAGCAAGTTGTTCAGCAACAGAATGCTGAAATTGGAAGACTTGGAACTGCTCCCGCAAAGATGGGTTCAGTTGATACTCAAAACATAGGAGAATCCTAATGTCATTAAAGAAAACCGATAGCCTGTCAGAAGCAGTAAACTTCTTATCACAATATGAGCAATATGAATACGTTTTACAATTTATTAAAGAATGCAGGGAAACGAAGTTTCATCTACTTGAAAAAAGTCTGGATGCAACTGAAAGAGCTGACGCAAAAATTATTGGAGGAATGATCGAAGACGATTACCTCATTAAAGTCCTAACACCCCCAAAAGATGGCTAGTCCTAAATCAAGTATGCGTTGCGGAGAAACCCGCAGAAGCACGCGAGCTGGAAAAAAAATCATGAAGCTCTATTGCTCTGGGGGCAAAAAGAAGCTGGTTCATGCTGGGGCATCTGGGTATGGTCATAACTATTCTCCAGCCGCTCGTAAAAGTTTTAAGGCTAGGCACAAATGCTCAACCGCTAAATCAGGAACAGCTAAACACTTGGCTTGCACAAAACTCTGGGCAGGCAAGGGAGGAAGCAAAAAATCATCACCAAAATCAAGAAAAGGAAAATACTAATGGCAATAGGAAAAGCAGTATCATACGCGGCAAATCAATTAGCAAAAAAAGGAATACGACTTATTTCTGGAGGAGCTGGTCAAAAAACAACTCAGGGAATGCTTGGGGGTGCTGGCAAGGCATCCAAGGCTGGCGTAGAATCCATGGGTTCCATGAAAACCATGCCCAGCCCCCTCGGTCGGATTCCAAAAACTCCACCAGCCAAGGGTGAAGTAGAAACCATGAAAAAAATCTACAAGAAAAAATAGATAGTGATATAATATTTATTTCAAAACTTTAAAATTATGATATTAGGTAAATTAGCATCCATGGGGATTAATGTGGCAAAGAGAGCCGCTAAACCCGCATTTAACAAAGCTGTAAGCAAGTTCCAACAAGTGGACTCCGCGTTGGTTCGCAAGGTTAACAATAAGATTATGCCCAAGCCAACTCTTACTCGCGATATGAGCGTGTCGGCAAAGGCAAAAGCTGTTGATGCCGCGGCTAATTCCAGAAGGGACGTAGCTAAAGCCATTGTCCGTTCAAGCTATGTAGCGGCTCCAGCGTATGTTGCTTTTGAGGCAACTGGGGGAGCCAGAAACGTAAAACCCAGAAAGCCTGCTCCAACTGCACCAAAACCCTATGATCGCAAAATAGGACCCGCACCCACTGCACCTAAAGCACCCAAAGCACCCAAAGCACCTACCAAACCTACCGCAACGAAAAAGACAACCAAGAATCCAGTCAAAAAAGCAGGTAGACCTATGGCAAGTGTTCCAACTGTAAGAAATCGCAGAACACCCACTACGGGTCCAAAGACTAAAGTCGAAGTTGGATCATCTATAATTCGTGATCGAAAGGGAGCAATTAAAAAGGTTAACGCACCCACTGGTAAAAAACCAACTAGCAAATATGCTCGCATGAATACTGCTCAGATAAATAGACTTGGTGGAGTAGAAAGACGTAAATACAAGAAGTGGAAGGCTTCTCAATCTAAATAACAATTAACACTATAATATTATGGCAGTAGCAGGAAAGGGAATACTCGCGGCTGGAAGTGCATTATCGCGAAAAGCGTCATCCGCACTTGTAAAAAAGGCGGCTAAACGCAAGGCTGAACGCGTCGCAAAAGAAAAAGCCAAGAAAAACGCGGAACGTGCGGCAAAACGTGCGGCTACAAGAGCCAAGGAAATCAAGGCGGTTCAGGATAAAGCAGGTCGTGCAAAGAAGGCTAGGTCAGCTACTACTCCCAGCAAACCCAAGACTAAAGGCAAAACAAAGAAACTGACCCCACGCGAAGAGCGAGGCTTGGGATCAAGTCGGGCTATATCTTTAGCTAGGAAAATTGGTAAAACAAATACGATTACCCGTAAAATTTCAAGGTATCCTAAAAAAATAGCTAAAAATAAATTTGTTCAGATGTCCGCTATTAGTGGAGTTTCTGCATATGGAGGAGCAAAAGCCGCTGGGGGTTCATCCAACAATACAGTTTCCAATAAAAGCTCATACACGCAAGCTGATTACGACGAAGCCCGTAGACGTATATACGGACGTTAAAATTAGTTTGCTATAATACACTTTCGCCTCACTGCTTGGCGTAAAACTGCAGAACAGTATTATGGATGAAACCGCAACTGAGGGTAACGATGTAGCCCTCCAAGAAGAAGATGCATCGACAGTCGAACAAGCCAAACCGCAAACGCTGGAAGATATTCGGAAAGCACGAGTGGAAAAGCTAACTCCAACACTGGAAACAGTAGAAGAGCCAGAGGAAGTCAAGGAAGAGGAACCCACGGAAGAAGTATCCGAAGTGGAGGAAACAGAGGAGACGGAAACCAGCGAAGTTACTGAAGAGGTAGAGGAAGGCGAAGGCGTTCTTTCACAGATTGATTGGGATGAGATAGATGATGACTCTCGCTCGGAAATCGCTATACAAGCCATGGAAGTGCTACCACCAGAAAAACTTGGTGAGCTGGCAAAGAAAATGGGGAGTGGTAGTGGTAAACGAATAGGGGAACTGACTTCTCAGATCAAGGAACTCAAGAGTGAGTTAGATAGTAAAAATGCCGCTTTATCAAGTAGCTTGGATACCGTCATTGCTCCCAGAAATGCATTAGCTTCGGTCACTACAGAAGACGAACTAGAAAGCATTGAAAAGGAAACAAAGGACAATATCCGTTATTATCAACGCTGGCTAGCTGGGGACGAAGATACATTTGAATACAACGGGGGTGAATACACTCGTAGTGATGTTGTTCAATATATATCTAGTCTACAGGATAAATACGATGATCTGCCTAAGCAGAGAAAGTATTTAAAACGACTAGCTAACGCTCAAAAAGAGGCAGAGGAATTATCTTCCAAAGCCCAAGATGAGTTTACTTGGCTCGGGGATGACGAATCACCAACTCAGCTTGAATACAAGAAAATGATTAGCTCTGAAGACATGGCAATTGTTTCCAAGATGGCTCCTGCATTAGCCGCTAAACTGAAGTATCAGTTGGCTCATGCCGCAACCAACATGGTTAAACCAAAAGTCACTCGGAAGAAAAAAATCATTATTCCTAAAAAAGTTCCACGAAATGCAGTAAGTGGTAGCACAGCTACTAACTCACGAAATACAGTGGAATCCAACAATGTTAAGAAGTTGAAAGAAGCGGCTAGTAAAGGAAACCTTATTGCGGCTCGCCAATTACGGCAACTACAAATTAACTCTCGTTACAAATAAATTAACTCAAATTAACTCAAAATAAATTAATATCATGGCATTTGATAATACATACACAGGTCTACCTTCAGCCGATACAGGCTCCAATGTAGGCAATCGCGAGCAGTTGTTAGACCTAACTACTGTTCTTGCTCCTCGTCAAGCTCCCGTTTACGGTATGCTTCCTAAGCAAGCCGCAACTGCGGACTTGGTTGAATGGACCGTCGATGGTCTTCGTGATGCAACTGCGGACAATGCTGTTGCTGAAGGTGTAGACGTAGATAGTGCTACTGGCTTTGACGGTCAGTTCACTAAGCTAGCTCGCTTGGGCAATCGCCTTCAACACTTCCGCGAAACATTCGCTGTTACAAAGAAGCAAGAAATCATGGACTCCGTTACTCCAGTCCGCATCCAAGAAGCCGAAGAAAAAGCCGCTTCCCAAGTCCTTCGTGACATTGAGAAGTCAATTTGCTCGGACAATGTTGCTGTTACTGGCAACGGAAGCACTGCAAATGAGTTTCGTGGACTAGGTCAATGGATCAACAACAGCCCAACTGCGGATGGCGTTCAAGCCGTTCCTTCGGACTTTGTGACTCCAAGTGCATCTATTATTGGTGATGAGGCTGGCGATGACGCTAAAGCCCTAACTGAAGCCCGTTTCAACAATATGCTCACAAGCATTTTCCAAGAAACTGGTGAGCAAGGTGACCACGTTCTTGTTGCTGGAACATCTGTCCGCAACGAAATCGTTGATGGTTTCACTCGCGTTCAGCCAACTGCTACTCAGTTCAACCAAGGTGATGGTTCTGAAGTCAACTACAATGTTGAAATCTTCCAAGGTCCTTATGGCATCGTGAAGATCATCTCTGGCAATCCAAAGTGCCTTGATGCAAAACGTGCATACCTCCTCGACCCAAGCCTACTTGGATTCGCGGAAGCAATGAGCATGGGTTCAACAATGCTTGAAGACCAAGGTGGAGGTCCTCGTGGCTACATCGACACAATGGGAACTCTTATCTGTAAGGGTCCCAACGGTCTCGGTAAGATCACGGACTTCGCTGTCGCTTAGTCCTATTGACAATTCTGGGTTAGGGGGTTTAATACCCCCAACCCTTTTTGTTATGCCAGAACTACCATCAGAAGAAGAACTCATTGAGAATCAATTTAAGATTCTTAACGCTAAGTCCAAAGAAATATTTAATCCCAAAGCCCAAGAGCAGAGGATTAGATTAGCTCGGAAATCAGCAAACAATTTCAAGGGCAAAGATCACCCTATCTTTGGCAAACACATTGGTAGCGTGCCAATGAATGAATACTACGCTATGAATAAAAAATACGGAGTGGGCTTTTCTAATGACGATGAGTTCATGAAGTATTTAAACAACAAAGTCCTTATGCCCAACGGCATGGCGGCAAGTAAATTATAATGGCTCTTCAGAATTCAACGATACAAGAACTCAGGGATTTAACTTTTGCGTTAATTGGAAGAGAATACGCAAGCACTTCTGCTAGCTACGCTAGACTTATTTCCCTTTGGAATTATGCGGCTAATAAAGCACACAGGGCTACAAATTACTGGGAACGCTATTTGGTTATTGGCGATGAACGCGAAGTAGATAATAAAAATCAAATATCCAGAACGCAGGACGGCAAGGATTCCATTGACACGTTTTTAAGGATTTACAAAAACAACCCCAAGGAGGCGAGGGGCGGTGATTATAAATTTGTTGTAAATTCTCAAGGAGCAACATTAACTGGGGGTTCTGGCAAGACATCCTCCGAATTGCTGGACTTATATGAATCTCAGGACGGGGATTCATTTTATTTGCAACCAGATTCAGGTTCCAGCAGTTCATCAAGTAACCCAACTGCATTCGTAACTTACAAAAAAACACTGAATTTAAAACTAGGAAAACAGCAGGGGGGCAATACAACAATACCCGAGGAGTTTATGGCATACATGGCTCACTATGCGGCTTACACTTGGCAACGCAGTGTTGAGCAAAACGCAAGTGACTCAAGCTTTCAACTATCCTTGGCTCTGGTTAATTCAGTTCTTGAAGATGAGCTAGCTAAAATTTCCGATCAAAATATCGCAAACTCGTATATTGTAAAAAGTGTGCGAAACAACTACAACCAAACAATCATATAATTATGTCAACACCCGCATTCACAGAACAAAGTCTAGGCAAGCGTGGTAGCAGAGTAATTACTGCTGGAGCGGCAGTCGAGGGTAATTTTGCAATTATCGTTGCTGGTCCCAGAGGAGCTACATTGTCAGCTATTACTTGCTCAAACAAAGAAGACGCAAGTGATCTTGTTGGAACTCTTCCCGCTGGCTACACCAGCTACGGAAACTTCACAAGCATTACAGTAACTGGAGCAACTTCATCAATCGAAGCATACAACGCTTAGTCCCATGCAAATGTCTCTAGCACTAGGTATGTCAGTTAGTGATACTACTGTTGTGGTATCCCAGAACGTAACCCCATAAGTAATTAGCTATGTCAAATATTAAAGTATCCTCGGACATTGATGAAATCCTCCGCAAATCCACAAAAGCAGAGGTAAATGCATTTTTGGGCGTAAATACAATTAAGAGCAACACGGATACGAACACCGCGGACATAGCTACTAACGCAAGTGCCATTGCACTTAACACGGCTAAAGTTGGTATAACAACATCACAGGCTGAAGCTATTGCGGTTAACACTAACAAGGTTGGCATAACGACAGAACAAGCAACTGCCATTTCGGACAACACAGCGGATATAGCTAGTAACGTAACAAATATAGCTACAAATGCAACAAATATAGCTAGTAACGTAACAAACATTGCCACTAATGCAACAAACATTGCTACAAATGCTACTGACATTGGCACAGCTAACACGAACATTGCTACTAACGCAACAAGTATAGCAACTAATGCTACAGATATAGCAACCGCCAACACAAACATAGCTACAAATGCCACGGATATAGCTACAAATGCTACGGATATAGCTACCAATGCTACGGATATAGCTACCAACACAACGGATATAGCTACTGCTAATACAAATATAACTACTGCCAATACAAATATAGCTACCAACGCAACAAACATAGCTACCAAGGCTCCATTGGATTCACCAAATTTTACTGGGGACTTAACGATAAATACAAATGCACTAAAAGTTGATTCCGCTAATAATTTCATTGGCATCAATAAAACTACCCCTTCAGTAGACTTAGATGTTTCAGGGGACGTAAATGTTTCTGGAGACCTTTATGCTAGCAATTACTTGGGAGGAACAGGTGCTTTTGCGGACACAAGTATTTCGGGCGATCTTCAAGTAAATGGAGATGCTAGTATAACTGGAGACCTTTCTTTTTCTGGAGATGGAGCTTTGTCTGGGGATGTTACTGTCTCTGGAGAGCTTTCCGTAGACCAATCAATTGACTGTCCTGAAATATTAGCAACTACTGGAACAATTGGAGAGGTTCAAATTAATAGCACAGACTTATTATTTGAAAATAATAATTCTAATAGCGTTAAACTTTCTAGAGGTGGAATGACTCTTTCTCAATCAACTACAAGTTTGATAAAAGAGGATTGCTACTTTAAAAGCGGTGCAGTTAGACTTCAAAGAGCATCTTCCGCTGATGACGAGATTTTGATGCGTTATCTAGGGCAAAACAGCAATGATTTTGTAATTCAACAATTTTCTGGGGGCGACGAAAAGGGTCATATAAAATTTTTGGGAAACACCTCTCAGGGATCAAGGGTAAGACTTGAAGCCGACCAAATTGATGTTGGATTTAATCGATCGGGGTTTGAGACTAATTTAGTAAAGATATACAGCGACACGAATATTGGAGCCAATAAGAAATTAGTATTCAAAGACTCTAGGACTTCTAACGATGGATTAATTTTTGAGCATTCTGGAAATAATACTCCAACCATACAGATGGGAATGTATGGTAGTTCTGGAGATACAGATTTTGGGAAGTTTAAATTAACTCACACGGATAGCTCGGCTACATCTGACGTAATATGTATAGACAAAGACAACAATTACGTTAGAATGGAATCTCCAAGGACGGAGATGAATAATGCTCAAATTGACGGAACTTTAAGTGCATCTAATGGAAACTTTCAAACAGATACATTTGGAAACTTATATAACGTATCAAACATTATATCTGACGGAGAAATTGAGTCAGTTAGTTTGTCAACAAGTAGCTCTATTGAATGCGGTGGTCAAGCTACATTTGAAGACAATGTTGAAATTCAGGGAAGCCTTGATTGCGGATCGTTAAGCGTAAGTGGAAATGTTTCATGGAATGGAGATGTCACAATTGATGGATATACAAAAACTGGGTCCTTTGATGGAAGTGCCAACTACCCATCTTCGCCCTCTGCTGGTATGATTATTTTTGACAACAGCACAGGAGTTAACAAATTTTATGGATACGATGGAACTCAGTGGAACGAATTAGGTTAATGGAAATATTTTTAATGAATGATATTATATACAAATCTACGATTGGAACGGGGGGGTTTATAGCCACCATCGAACTATCTCCTGTAAACGAATTGCTTGGATTCCTTGTGGGTCTAGCTACCTTTATTTATATGACTGCATCCGCAGTCAGGGTAATTAAAGAACTTAGAAAGAAATAATGACCCCAGAACTATTAGCAATGCTCGGAGGAGGAATCAGTGGCTTCGTAATGAAACTCATTGGCACTCAGATGGAAAGTCAAGCTCGGCAGTTTGAGCGTATGATAGCGTCCCAGCAAACAGCGGATATCTCAGCGGATGCCGCGGCTAAACGCAGTGGTGGTGTATTGGTTCGTAGGTTCCTTGTTGTATCCACCGTCTTTGCCATTGTAATAGCCCCATTTGTCTTTGCGTGGACTGACGTAGGGGTAAGTGTAGCTAGAGAAACAAACGGTTTTCTAGGGCTATTTAAGGGCGTTAAATGGGACACTGTGCAGGGCTTTGTTATTTTACCAGAAATTAGGCAGACCGCCTTAGCAATCGTGGGCTTTTACTTTGGTTCGTCCCAAGTTAAATGAATGAATTTTTGCAAATCATATCCTCTATCACGCCAGTTTTAATTGGTATTATTACACTAATTATCGTGCTAGCTAGGATGCATTACAACCTAGAAGCTCTTACAGAAAAAGTAAAAGTCCTGTTTGATTTT